CGTGTAAATTTATTTAATGCGGTTAACAATGCGGAAGGTTTATCAGATCAAGTTGGTAAAGATTTATGGTTAACTGGTTATATTGTTCAAGACGTGGAAAAAGAAAATGAGAATACAGGTGAGATTATTTGTTCTAAACTAATTACCGTCATTGACAAGGAAGGTAAAGCCTATGCGACAAATTCAAAGCCTTTTCTACAAAGTTTGAAACAATTAAAACAGGTATTTAATTATGATTGGACGAAAGAACCGGTATGTGTTACAATTATTCAAAAAAAATCAAATTCAAGTTCAAATAAATATTTAAGCATGGCTGTTAAATAGCCTAATTAATAAAGGGTGCTAGCCAAACACCCTTTTATTTTTGGCATAAAATGGGGGTGTTTAAATTGGCTAAAATGAGAAAGTCAACAAAAGACGTTAAGCGGTTACGTAATGCAATAGCAAGTGCTAAACGTACAGCGACAAAAGCGCAAAACCTAGGACAAGACGTTGTATTTAATGATATTCGGTCGATAAAAGATTTTAACGACCGTAAGGAATTTAATAAATATTTACGTTCCATTGAAAGATTCAACAAAGAAAATAGATTTGTGAAAAATCAATATGGTGTTGTATTCAATCGAAATAAGATTGAAAAAGCTAACAAATTAATTGATAAGCAAAATAAGCAAAGGAGACAACTCTCAAAGTCTGTAGGATTATTTAAACTAAATGAGACTAAAGGCGGAATTGTAACGCCTATAAGTGTTAAAAATGCTAGGTCAACTTTACGTGATGATCGTGGTGGATTCTTTGAGCCGGTCCATCATGTGAACATAGAATCATACCGTTATCCTAAACAATTGGATAAAAGAATTGAAAATTTGAAAAAGAATACAAAGAAGGAAAATCAGAAAATAAAAAACTTACGGAGTAATTACAAAACCGCAATAGAGGAACAAATACGAGGCGGTAATATTACTAAAAAAGAAGGTAAACAATTAATCAAAGATATAAAATCATTATCAGATAAACAGTTATTACAATGGTTCTATCAAGAGCGTAAGGCTGTTTCTGTATTCAATTATATAGATATGTCGCGTGAATATACTAAAAATCAAATGTTCGTGAACGAGCAATTAAGTAAAAATATTAAATCAGATATGAGTGATGTAAGCGATAGTTTAGCAGTATTCACCGGACGTGCTTATGTTAGTGGCGGTGTTGTTAAGTATGAATAATGTAAAGGGGTTGTAGTATGGCAAAGAAAAAAGAGCCTAAAGAAATTTGGGCGTGTGATTTTGAAACTACAACCGACCCTTTAGATTGTCGCGTGTGGGCTTGGGGTGCAAGTTTTGTTGAAGATTCTACCATAAAAGAATATGGAAATGACATAGACGGGTTTATTGAATGGTGTCAACAAAAGACTAGAAAATTGTATTTCCACAATCTTGCTTTTGATGGTGAATTTATTGTGAGCTGGCTTTTAAATAATGGTTATGAATATTCCGAAAAACCTAAAACAGGGTGTTTTAAAACAATTATATCGAATACAGGATTATGGTACTCTATCGTGATATGGTGGAAATATTCTATATATTGCTCAACAAAGACAACAATATGGGATAGTTTTAAATTAATCCCATTTAGTATCGAGAAGATCGCGCATGATTTTAATTTACCAATACGAAAATTAAAGTTAGATTATAACACTAAACGTGAGGTAGGACACGAGCTAACACCGCATGAAGTGGATTATTTATTTAATGATGTTGATATTGAAGGTATGGCATTAAATGAGTGTTTTAAGCTTGGATTTAACAAAATGACAGCTACGAGTTGTAGTTTTGACGCATTCAAGAAAACTTTGCCTATGTCGTTTGAAAAGATATTCCCACCTTTAGAAATGAATGTCGACCGAGATTTAAGACCAGCATACGCCGGCGGATTTGTTTGGGCAAATCCGGAACTAAAAGAAAAAGAGATCGGACAAGGTATTGTATTTGATGTCAATTCACTTTTTCCATCACGTATGTATTATGAATTATTGCCGTATGATACACCTATTTATTTTGAAGGTGAGTACCAACAGGATAATGAATATCCTTTGTGGGTGGGTGTTGTTAGTTTTGCGTTTGATATTAAAAAGGATCATATACCATGTATTAGCTTAGATAAGTTTAGTCGATTTTTTGGAAGTAAAAAATATGTGGATAGCTCAAACGGTGATATTGTACGAATGATTGTAACAAGTGTGGATTGGCAGTTATTTAATGAACAATATGATATTTATGATGTTGAGTTCATTAATGGATATAAATTTAAGGGGTGTGTTGGCATCGCACGACAGTTTATTGACGAGCAAATGGAAGTTAAGAAAAATTCTAAAGGTGCACAACGTTTCATTGCCAAGCGACAATTAAATTCAGTATATGGAAAATTTGCAACGAATCCAAATGTCACGCCTAAAATCCCATTTATTGATAAAAATGATGGTATTTTACGTTTGCATGATCCTATGTTTACTACTTATGAAGATGGTGAGGTTAAAGAAGTTATTGACGAACAATTTAGAGACCCTATATATCTGCCGTATGGTGAATTTGTCACAGCATATGCACGTAAATACACGATTAGTACTGCGCAAAAGGTTGGGATACATAGAGTCGCTTATATTGATACGGATTCTATACATCTAGTTGGTACACAAGTTCCGGACGATATTAAAGATATTATTGATGATAAAGAGTTAGGATATTGGGGTTTAGAATCCATATTTAACCGATCTTATTTTATTGGGGCTAAGTCTTATGTGGAAGAAATTGAAATCAGTTATAAGGAATACGTGGAACACCAACAGGAGTACATTGATGAAAATGATTGTAAGGATAATCTTTATTATATTCGTGGTGGAGTCTGTTATTATTTGAACGTAAAATGCGCTGGTATGACGGAAAAAGCTAAACAGAACGTAACATATGATAATTTTAGAGTTGGAAATGTAATTAATGATTGTTTAAAGAAAACACATGTTACTGGTGGCATTGTGTTGGTCGATAGGCAATTCAGTATTAAAAGTAGGTGATAAAGTGATAAGTGTTTTAGCAAGTATATTGTATTATTTATTTATGGCATTTTGTTGTTTAAGTGTAACATTTCTATTTATTGTATATATTATAGGAATGGCACTAATGATTATTTGGATTATAAAGGAGTAGAAAAATGGATTTTATGTTTTTAATGATATTAATGTGTATTATTGTGTTAGCAGTTTTTTGTTTGGTTATATATTGTAAATATAAATCATTAGATGATAATTATAAATATTTGGATAAAGAAATTGATAGTTTATCTTATGAAGTTTATCATCGTGATAACGCAATATTTAAAAAGTGTGATAAAACTCTAAAAGAATTTAATGAAATCATGTTCGGAAGTCCTCCAGTTAAAAATAAAGTTGTGATCGTAAGAAGTATAAAAGATTATGATTATTCAGCTTATAGAAAAGATATAGATGCATTAAATGAATATTTAAAAGACGGGTGGTCTATTGTAAACCATGAATCAAGTGAATTTGTTCACACATATATATTAGGTAAACCGTTGTCATGGTGTAAAGAAGGTGATGAAAATGATGAGTGAAAAATCGAAAGATCATAGAAATAAATGGTATCGTGACCACGTGAATAAATATTGCATATGTGTGAATAAAGATGAGATTGAAGTTGTTGATTATATTGAAGATTTATTGAAAAAGAAAAAGTTTAGTAAATACGTTAAAGATAAAATTAAAGAAGATTTGGCAAAATGTAAATAACATGATAATATATTGACGTAAGGAATAAAGAAAAGAAATCAGACATGTATGTTAGGTTTACTTGCGGTGAAACGTACTAACAACATAATTAGGAATAGTAATCTAGCTGGTAACACTTTAAACTTTACAACCTATCTCAATAAAACCCTCGTAAAAGAGGGTTTTATATTATTGACTTTACAATATTAATAGAATATATTTATATATAGAAAGGATGTGTAAAATATGGAACGTGATGAGCTTAGAAACAAATTTACCGAGGTGTTAACCGTTGATGATCAGGGTAAGCGGTCAACTATTCTGAATGAAATGCGTGCGGAAGTTGAAAAGACTTTCACGGAATTAGATAACTTAAAAACATTAAATGAAAGTTTAGTTAATAAAAATAACACATTAACGGAAGCTAATTCGAAATTATTTATGCAAATTGGAGTTGAAAAGCCAAAAGACGACAAACCAGTGCATAAACCATTAGATTTAAAAAGATTAGGCATTTAAAATGAAAGAGGTGATTATATGCCAAGAACAACAGCAGAAGACGTCGCAAAAACAATTCAAACGGATTTAGGATTAGAAACAAAACCAACTGGACAAGAAGTAGCTAGTGCAATGTATAATTTAAGTTCGGGCAATTTTAAAAGTACTATTGGAGATCCTAATGAAACAAGTTCATTAGAGTTTATGAATGGTTTATTAGAGTATCCTGATACTTTAGGCGTGGAGTTTATGACTTTAGCAACTCGAATTGGTAGAGTTATCGCACATAGAAATATCTTGCGAAATAAATTAGCACCATTTAAAATGGAAAACATGAGCTTAGGCTACACAATGGAAGAATATTTTGTTGAGTGTGCTAAGGAACATGAATACGATCAGGCGGATGCTGAGAATACATTATTCAAGCGAGAATTGCCTGATATTAAAACAGCTTTTTATATTGTTAACCGTAAGAGCTTTTATCCAGCAACAATTACAGATGATGATTTACGAAAATACTTCGTCACATGGGATGGTGTTAACAGTTTGATCGCACGTATTGTAGATTCTATGTATAACGGTGACAATAAGGACGACTATAACTATATGAAGTCAGCTTTAGTTACTCATTATGAAAATGGGTTCATGAAAATTGTTAATACAAGTGCGGTTACTGATACAGATACAGCTAAAGAGTTAGCCCGTAAAATTACAGAGTACGCTTCGTACTTAACAGAGCCTACGAATGAATATAATGCTATGGCGGTAACAAAACAAAATGATATGGAAGATATTTATATTATTTTAAATGGAAAATCGAATAGCTACTTAAATATCGATTGGTTAGCTCAAACATTCCAATTAGAGTTTGCTGAATTTAAAGCACACGTGTTAGTATTACCGACTTTACCTAGTACAACACAAGGCACAATTGAAGCGTTAGTCGTTGATAGTGAAATCTATCGAGTGTTTGATCAAAAGTATTCGGTTGGTGTAGCTTATAACGCTAAAGGATTATATTGGAATTACTTTTTACATCATTGGGAAGGAATCGCGACATCACGATTCGCAAACGCAATTGCATTTGTATCGGGAAGTATTACAGAAAAAGTTACAGCAATTTATGCTAACCCACAAGTTGTTCAAGTTAAAAAAGATGGCAGTGTAACAGTACCGTTTACAGTTCAAACTAATGGATTAAACGCGCCAATTAGCTTAACTGTATCAACCACAGGTCCTACATATGTTAACACAACTTTGGAAAATGATTTAAGACACGTAACAATTACAGGTTTATCAGGCATTACTACCACAGGTTTAACATCTGTGACAATTAAAGAAACAAATTCCAATGTTACATGTGTAATTAAAGTTGTATATGAACCTTAATTGTGATATTATATGTATGGATATGTTGAATCCTCCTTTCAATCTAAGCGTAATACGTAGGAAAAAGAGTTCTAAATGAACTCTTTTTCTTTTACATGAAAATAGTTGAATATTCAACTATTTATTAGTATTATAAAAAAGAAAGAGGTGATTAAAATGAAAATTATATTAGTTGCATTAGTGTTTAATGGTTTGGATCTTATTACTGGCATTGTTGGAGCGCTTAGAGATGGTGAAGAAATTAAGTCTAGTAAGTTAAGAGATGGACTATTTAAAAAGGTTGGGTTTATTTTTTGTTACGCGTTAGGCGTATCAATTAATTATGCTGAAAATTTCTTGACACTACCATTCGGAGTAGATTTATTACCAGTTATATGCACTTATGCAATTATCACGGAAGTGGTTAGTATTATTGAAAATATTGCTAAAATTAATCCTGATATTTTACCGGAAAAGTTAAAAGCTTTAATCGGTTATAAAGAAGGTGGTGAATAATATGGGAGCAATTGATGAAAATGAATTAAATAATATTTTACCAAAATATGACGAATTAAAATTGAGCGGTAAGAATCTAGCACAGCAATATGTTAGTGCGTTTAATACAGGTATGAACATATACCAATGTATCAATCAACTACAAGGATATATTGAATGGACGATAAAATCTGTTAATAACGTTGTAGTGCAGTGGAATAAAATTGTTGATTCTCAACTACAGGATTCTATTAATGCAACTAAAGCGGCGACTACTGAGCAATTCAATGTTGAATGGGCAAAGAACAAGGCACAATTAGACACAGAAATTGAAGGAATCATTCAAGAACAATTCAATGTTGACTGGAGCGAAAAAGAAAATGCAATTAACACAAAAATTAACGCTGTTAGTAATGATTTAGTAAATTTTAAAACGGAAACAGATACAAAATTTACAGCTACAAAAGAAGAATTAACCGCGCTTATTAATACAACAATTAATAATACTGTTAACTCTATTTACCCAGTAGGGTCAATTTACACAACTTTAACCAATACAAACCCAGGAACTTTCTTAAAAGGGACATGGGAGCAATTCGCACAGGGTCGTACACTTATCGGTGAAGGTACTGGAAACGATGGAACGAATACCCAAACATTTGAGGTTAATTCAACAGGTGGTGAATATAAACATAAGTTGACTGTTAGTGAAATGCCTAGTCATACACATAAACTACAATTTAGAGGCGGTCAAAATGTACAACCTAATGATCCTTATGCAGATGATAAGCCAATGTTGCAAGGTTCTAGCGCCTACGGTACGAATGTAGATAATGCTGGTGGTGATGGTTCACACAATAACGTTCAGCCTTATGTTACTGTATATTTTTGGAAGCGTACAAAATAGCAAGTATTAAATACTTGCTATTTTTAAGGAGAAATTAAAATGAAAAGTAAAGAATGTGAACTATCAAGTATTTATAAAATGAAAAAACCCGAAGATATACCATATAATTTACCTAGTGGTTTGAGTGTATATTTTTATATCGAATTTTATATACAATGTATGCACATTTTAAAAGATATCGATTATGAGCGGTATAATATTTGTAAGCAAAAACTACAGGAGTTAACAATATTAGAGGAGGAATTAAATTTATGAAACCAGGTCAGAAACTAACTCACCAGGGAAGTGAGGTTTGTCTTTTTCCTTTGGAAGTCATGAACATAACACAATGGTCAAGTTCTACTGAATTATCGCATTGTTGCGGACATCCATTTGATAATGCTATTAGTGGACAAACCCGCGTACCTGTATATGCTCCATTTTCCTGTCACTTGTCATATAGTGATAACGTAGGAAATACACGCGCGTATAGTTCGGATAATCCTGTGTGGACTCCAAACGGATTAAGTTATGTAACAGTAAGCTTTACGCATGATCCTAACCCACCAGCAGCCACTAGATATAGCCAAGGTGATTTAATATACCACACAGGCACGGCAGGTTATGCTACAGGTGACCACGTGCATATAGACCAAACGTTCACGCAAAATGCAGGACTAGTATATTATGGTGTAACATGCAGGTATGGAAACAAATGTTATGCGTTAAGTGGTTCAGCTTTACCAACACAAGTATTTTATGTTAACGATACAAATATTGTAAATGGATACGGGCAACAGTGGAAAACATTTGAAGATGGTGAACCACCAACACCACCAACACCCGAACCAAGTTATAAATACATAAAACATTATTTCATGTTAGATGGCTTAGGTATTGACTTAGGTTTTTATAAAACAAAAGAAGAGATTAAACCAGACCCACCAACACCACAACCAACAAGTGAATGGATTATACCAGGTGATATTAATAATACTCGACCATTAACAGAAACAGAATCCAAGCAAAACTGGGTCGCATTTTGGCAATTTTTTAAGTCGAAAGGTTGGACCGCAAATGCGGTTGCTGGTATATTAGGAAACTCTTTCTATGAGTCTACTGTAAACCCGAACCGCTGGCAAGGTGACGTGCCTTTCCCGCAACCAGTAGCTTCCCAAGGTTACGGGCTAGTGCAATGGACGCCATGGACAAAAATAATTGACTGGCTAAAAGAAAAAGGATATTACCCGGATGTTTCTAAGTTTGGCCAAGGAGAATGCGAGCGAATTCAATGGGAAATGGAAAATAATCAACAATGGATTGCTACAGCAACCTATCCCGAAAGTTTTGCGAGTTTTTCAAAGTCAACAGCAGATCCGTATACACTAGCGATTGAGTTTTTAGCAAACTACGAAAGACCAGCCGACCCGAACCAGCCACAAAGAGGAACTAAGGCCCGTGAAATATATGACTACATAAAAGACAAATAAAATAGTTGATGTTTCAACTATTTTTATTTAAGATAAAATAAAGGAGATGATTAAGATGAGTATAGGAGTTGTAAACAGTCAATTTACACCTCAAAGTAAGATTTATCTTTTAAAAGGACTAGAAATTGACGCAATGAATAATACATTTTGGGGTGCATTCGATACGCCCGAAAAACAATTTAATTTTTTTATTAGTAACTATGATCATATTGTTTTTGAAAATTACACGTATCAGAGAAAAGATGGTACGGTAGTTGTACCAGGTTTATATGATGATCTACGGTTATACAATTATTTGATTTATCAAAATGGAGACACTGGGAATAAATCAAAATGGATTTACTGCTTTATCACAAGTTTAGGATATCTAAATGATAATGCTACAAGTATCAGTTTTGAAACAGATGTAATACAAACTTGGCGGTTTGAAATTGAAGAAAACTTTATGGAGTCATATATCGCATATGAGCATAGACCACAATTCTATAAAGAAAAAGATAATTTATATCCTTGCATTAATACCCAGCCGGAGAATTTGGAAATAGGTACAGATCTCGTCACTGAAAATGTAATGTATCTAAGTCCTTTAAATTATATTAGTTTCGTTATTATTGGGATGACTTGTAAGTTAGATGGGAGTGATACTTATTCAGATGGAATTTTAGGTGCACCAAGTCAAATTGATTATTATATTTTTCCTTACTCTAGGACAATAGGTGTAGGAATTACAGATTTATGGACGGATAGCGGACAACAATTACATATAAGCGAATTAAACAAAGTTCTAGACGCAATTCGTAAAAACGAAAAATTAGTGGGTAAATGCGTATCTATTGTCATATCAAACTATATACCTGGCATTATATTAAAGGATGATAGACTAACACTTGTTAAGAATCATTTCACGGTACTTAGAGAGGGTGACTTTGTTGTTCTAAAGTATAAACTTTGGTCCTTAAGTAGTATGAGTGATAACGATACAAGTCAATTTGTTAAAACGAATGTTATGGATGGTCCGCGCCGCTTCTATCCTAAGGTTATTAAAAATACTAAAATACTATGGTATCCTTATTCCTATTTATTGATAAGTGATAATAACGGTACTAATAAAATCTTTAAAAATGAATTATGGGATAACTTTAGTAATATTCAATTTGCATTCGTTGGAAGTCCTAACAGTTCAAAGTTAAATGTTGTGCCGATTAATTATAAACTAAAGAAAAATACTGATATAACAAACGACGTAATGATGAACCTTGATAATTCTTTTGAATCACAATATGAATGTAGCTTACCAATTATAAGCGATCAAACAGCATTATTAATGCAATCCTCTAGGAACTCAATGAATGTAGGTTTATCAAATATTCGTAGGTCAAATGAAACAAATTCAGCTATCGCAAGTGCTACAGGTAATGCTTTAAGTGCACAGACAAGCTTACAAAATAATTTAAATTTAAGTGTTACGTCTAGAAATGCAAATTTAGCTAGTAGTTTAAATGATTTACACAACAAATCGAATATGATTAATGCTAGTATTAACGCTATAGGTGGTTTAAGTGGTGGTATTGCCAGTGCACTAACCGGTAATATTGGCGGTGCTGTTAGTAGTTTAGTAGGTGCTGGTTTAGGTATAACACAAACAGCCATGCAAAACCAAATTAACACAAAACAAACTAACCTACAAAATGCAAATGCACTTGCTAATGCAAATGCACAGGCTAGTGTTAGCACACAATCAACCGCAATCAGTAACCAGTTAAGAGAGTTAACAACACGCTATCAAAATCAAACGAACATTCAAAACGCAATGGATAGTTATAACGCGAGAGTTCACGATGCACAGGCTACAGCCGATAGTATTGTAACTGGCTCAAATGATGTTTTAAGACAAACGGCTTTAGATCTAAACACATTAGTATTATACGCATATAAACCTACACAAGAATACCAAGACAAATTAAATAAAATATGGGATATGCGAGGCTATGCGACAAACACAATTGACTACCCGAATTTACACACTCGTAAAAATTGGAATTATATACAGACTGTGAAGTGTAATATTAAAGGTGAAAATATAGATCCTAGCGACTTGGAAAAAATCAAACGTGCATTTGATAACGGTATTACTCTTTGGCACACAAAAGATGTTGGAAATTATGAATATTATAATGCTGAACGTTACACAGCGGATAAGGTTGATAAATACGGAAATTATAAAGAAAAGAAAATACATTAATAAAAGGTTGACACTTCAAACTTTTTTATTTAGCATGTAAGTAAAGGAGATGATTAAAATGGATTTATTGAATAATACAAGTTCGTTCACGGATTATTGCCGTAATGCGGTTGATATTGCAACGATGAACAATAGAGAAGCGGATTTTATCTATTATACGTATTTGCAAATGTTAAGTTTGAATATGTTTAAATATAAAGATTTACCCGAATCTATTAATACATTCTATTTAGAATATGTTTTACAAACACGCGGTTATATTGGCTTTTATGATGATGATAGGTTAGGTTTAATTTGCAGTGAAATAACATTAGGGGGTAGATTAAACCATTATACACTACCTACCGAATATCATACGGTTTCTACAAGTCCACTTGTGAAAAAAACGTTGACTAGTGAAGAATGCGTAGTTATGAAAAACAGTCCTTTATACGTTGGATTATTCCCATATTTAAATTTTTACGCTAAAAAATTAGCTTTAACAAGTCGAACTATGGACCAAAATTTGAGAATGCAATGGACACCATATATCATCACAGGTGATAAACGAATGTTACAACAATTTAAAGTTTTCATGAAAAAAATTCTACAAGGTGTACAAACGATCTTTACGTCAAAAGGATTCAGAACAGAAGATATTAACATACTACAAACAAATGCACCTTTTATTGCCGATGAATTACATGGTATGAAACAAGCAATTTTGCGCGAGTGTATAACATTCTTAGGAATTGAAAATGCGAATATGGACAAAAAAGAAAGATTGGTTTCAGATGAGGTTAACGCTAACAACCAACAGGTTATCGCGTCTAGAAATATTTGGTTAGATGAACGTAAAAAAGCTATTGAAGAATTAAACAAAAAATTCGGATTAAATGCGAGCGTTGAATTTGCGCCTTATGAAGATTATGAAGAAATCATGAAATTAATTGAGTTAGATTCAAACACAAGTATTAAGGATTTTAATATCAATAAAAATTTAGATATTAAAGAAGGTGGAGAAAATGTTTAATAAATTAAAGATTCCTAACTATCTGTTAAGTTTACAGAGTCCGGTGCTTACAGAAAACACCGAAACTATTTGCGGAGTCTGTCACAACTTGGCATTTACGGAGTTAATTGACGCTCAATATGAATTAAGCGATATGGAAGTTTTAGAGATCGCTCGAAAAAAGATTTTTGATTTTAATTATACATTCTATGATGACATTGAAAAACGTAAGGCATTAGAAACGGGAATTTTAAAACATTTCTGGTTTGATGAAATTGGACAAGAGACATACGCATATTGGAAATTTGAACTTCAACATTGGTTTGAAATCAATATGGATAGATATTATACATTATTTAAAACCATTCCATTTCAAGATCAAGACGACCCAACCGCAAACACAAACTACACGGAAACTTATACACGTGATAGTCGAGGGAATACACAGGCAAGCGGAGAAGATACAAGTATTGCGTTACAGTCTGTAACTCCCGAGGGACGTATTGATATTGAAACAAACGACTATGTTAATAATATTGCAAAAACAATCACTAAGCCTAAAAGTGCCAATGATACGACAGGTCATGAAGAATATAGTTTTAAGCGTAAAGGTAATATCGGTATTCAGACATTGGCGGAGGTGTTACAAGGTTCAAGACGTGCGGTTATCACAATTGAAAATGAATTATACACAGAATTGCAAGAATACGGATTATTTTTTAATGTATTTTAGGTGTACACATGAAACAATTATTAGATTGGTACAATACAACGAATATAAAATCATACGATAAATTCTTAAATTTCATTATTGGCGGTCGTGGGATTGGAAAAACATATGGATTCAAAAAAGACTGTATTAGTCGATATAAGAAAAAAGGAAAACAATTTATTTATCTGAGAAGATACAAAACAGATCTTAAAAAAATAAAGACATTCCTAAATGACCAGTTTGAGAACTTTAAAGATGATGAATTTAAAATAACGGGTGGTAGCAACTTCACCACCTTTTATATCAATGGTTGTGAAATGGGTTATGCAACATCATTAACATCATTTTCAAGTTTAAAATCTACTAGCTATGTTGATATTGATACAATTATCCTTGATGAGTTTATACCGGAAAAGGCCGGATTTAATGCCTACATCCCGAATGAAGTAGAAATATTATTAAATATCATTGACTCTATATTTAGACAACGAGAAGGACATGTATATTTATTAGCAAATAACGCAAGTATCGTTAACCCTTATTTTAGTTATTTTGGTATCACACCCGACCCAAAAAAAGAATTTAGCACATTTAAAGGTAATGAATCTAAAGAGCAGATTATTGTACAAATTTGTCATAGTGAGTATAAAAAAGGAAATCAAGAAAAATCGAAATTCCATAAATTAATATCAGGTACAACGTATGGAGATTATAACGCTGGTCAATTCGCTTATGATACAAATGATTTTATCAAAAAGAAAACAAATGTGTGTGATTATTTATGTACATTGTACTATGATAATATTTATTATGGTGCTTGGATTGATATGAATACAGGCTATATATATATTAACCAACAGATTAATAAAGAATACGGATATTGTTATTCCATAGGAAGTAATAACCGTGAAAATATGATGATAGCTAAACTTTGGCGTAAAGATCAGCGTCTAAATGTGTTAGTGAGATCCTATAGGGACGGTTGTGTTTATTACAACAACCAAGAGACTAAAAGACTGTTAAGTTATATACTAAGTAGATATTAAAAGAGTGATATTAATTATCACTCTTTATTTTAATAAAATCTTTATGATCGTGTTTATTGACAGTATATAAATAATACTCATGTTTTGTACCATATTTATTATAATACTTGATATACTCATCCCAAACGATTCTATAGTCTTTAGAATGTAAAATAATTAAACCGTCAAACGTAAAATAAAATTCTAATTCAATTTTAATATCTGTGTTCATTTTATCACCTCACAATAAACTCTGATAAATAAATATGATCATCATTTTCGCATAAAGAAATATACATAAACATATCAACTAAACGACCGTAAGTTTGTTTCTTTGTGCCAGCACAAACAACGAAATTGTTCATATTACTACACCAAAAATATACAGCCATACCCTTTTCAACAACCTCAACTTTATTAATCTTTTGGGCCCTTCCACTAGACTTTGATTTGAAATTTGCGCCATTAAATTTTTCTTTTACAATATTTGCCTCATATAACAAATCTTTCTTAGTAATAGTTCTATTAATTCGTAATCCCATTTCCTTGTCCTCTTTTCTTTACACTCATAGTATATCACACATATTCTAGAATACAAGTGTTTTTATAATTTCACATAA